CCTAACTACTATGCACTTCTACAGTTGGTCAAAAGGATTAAAAACTGGATTGTACTATCTAAGAACAAAGGCTAAGGCCGCACCACAACAATTCACCGTTGAACCAGACAAAATGGTAACAACTGGTAACAGTAGCGACGACGCATACGAAGAAGAAGAATGCCTAATGTGTGGGTCATAAATTTCAATAAAAAATTATAATACATTATTATAGTTTTTTATTCATTTTATTCATTATATTCATTATATTCATTATATTCATTATATTCATTATATTCATTATATTCATTATATATTCAATCCATTATAATACAAAACAATTCACCAAAGTCCAACCCTACATACCACACAATTCATTAAAATATTTGTTTAGTTCATCATAACTAGTGATGATATCTTTTTTATACTTTAGTTGATAATAACATCGAAAACAAACAAATACATCTACCAATGAATTGTGAAGGTTGTTTGGTTCACATTGAAACAAATGTTTATGTAGTTCGATTAGTTTTGGTGATTTGTATTGGACGGTTTCCTTGCTTTTCATTTCATTAATCATATCAATCAATCCCAACTTTTCTGGTGTTTTGTAGTCGTTTATCCCGTTTTCTTCCATCCAACCAACAGGATGAGGTCGTTCAATAGCGTCCCTTATGTTTATTTGTTGTAAGCATTTCTCCAACATTATTCTGGCTTCTTGTAGTTTGCTTATTCGAGGTATTTTACATATATCTACTGAATTATACATGGTGCAATACATTGATTGATTTCCCTTATGAATATAATCAATCATTTTATTTCGTATAAACTCAACCCTTACAATTCGTTTGTCAAATTTAATATTATGCGCCACACACACGTTTGCTTGTTTTAAATCATTAGCAAAATATTGAAGAGCGTGTCTCGCTGGAACACCCTTAGAACGCATTATTTCATTGCTAATACCATGTATTTTAGACGCTTCCTCGCTTATTGTCTGACCTGGTGGTAACTTTATAATATGGTCGCCAATATTTACCAACTTATCATTGTCTACATCAAACAACAACCAACTAAGTTGAACAATATAAGGATACTTTTTCGTATCATACAACGATGTGTTGTAGCTAGGGATAAGTCCAGTTGTTTCAGTGTCAAATACAATTACCTTCATGTTTTTATTGATTTTCTTTAATTTACTTTACTTTTCTATAATACAAATAAAAATATACATTTATTGAAATCAATTTTATATATGTTTTACGTGGTAGATATCGTTTCAATTAAGCGAATATATAGGATATACATTAGACATATCATTAACTATTTTATAACTAAACCGATGAGCACTAGTAACACCATGTTCTTTAATACCATTCATATGGTCTTTTGTTCCATACCCCTTGTTTTTCCTCATATTGTATCTCTCTTCTAAAATAGGGTATTTATCACATAACTTTTCCACATATAAATCACGCTCTACCTTTGCTAAAATAGAAGCAGCAGCAATAGAAGCATATTTATCATCCCCCTTCACCACACAAGTATGAGGTATATATTCTCCTTCTTTACTGTAAGGTTTAAACTTATTACCATCTACGATAATATGGTCTGGAACAATAGGCAAGTTATCCAATGCTTGATGCATTCCCCAATAGGTAGCATGAAATATGTTTAATTTATCAATCATTTTCTCATCTACGGCAAAGATAGAATACGCAATAGCATTTTCCTTAACATAATCGTATGCCATTAAACGTTTTCTGTGTGATGTTAGTTTTTTACTATCCACAATATATTCATTTAAATACTCTTCTTCTTGTGGAAATATCACTGCTGCCGTATATACCGGACCAAACAATGGACCTCTCCCTGCTTCATCCATACCAACTTCCAATCTATCTTTTTCCAAATAACTTAACATATTATCGTAATTAATATACTTTATTATTTACGATATGTTTAATATCAATTTATTTGCGCTTCATGGTTTTCTTTTTCTTTGATGTCTTCCCTTTCTTTGTGGTTGTTCTTTTTTTCGTTTTACCACAAATATTCTTTGTTTTACCTAATTTATACTTTTTGTCCATGTAACGCATATCTTTGGTTAATATCTCACATTCCTTTGGTTTTCTGTTTTTTCTATATATTCTTAATATATTGAATCTAGCCTTCTTAGCAACAGCCGCCTTTTTCTCTGTACGACCAGTCTTTTTCTTTTCCATTTTTACTCCTTCATCAATTGCAAGATGACGCTTTCTAGTAGAACTTTTAAGTTTATAAGCATGTTTGCGTGTTTTATAATCAATCTTCCTTAATTTAGGCAACAATACACGTGTTGTTGGTTTCTTTACCATTTATTTATAGATTGTTATTAGAAAATATTTTATTTTTTTCATACTATAATTTATATGAAAAACTTTTTACCTTTTATTATTATTATATTGATTGCTGTATTGTTTGCTATTTTAGCATTTCAGACATCAAAAATAATTGAAGGAAACACCAATATGTCTTCCAACAACGCAGACGCAACGTGTGTCTATGGTAATTGGTCTACTACTGGTAGTTGTGTTGATGGAAAAATAGAACAAACGCAAAATTTAACATCAGGAGGAGACAGTTGTAGTCCTACTAAAACAAGAGAAATAGACTGTCAAAATACTGGAGGCACAGTTGATTTGGCAAACAGTTGTGTAAGACCAACTGACCTTACTGGCTATGAATTTACCCACGAAAACCTTTCTATAAACAATTTTGAAATAGGAGGATTAAAGTGCGCCGAAAACTATTATGGCACTCCATCGGCAGAAGCGTGTTCTTCCTCTGGAACCCCATACAGTTTAAAAGGATGCACTAGAATAACTGCTGAAGTTAAAAGTGAAAATCCACGCGAAATCATTGTTAGTTTCTCCAAACCAATATCCATTGAAGGAACTCCTGATGATTTAAAAAACAACTTTAAATACAAGATTGAAGGGGTAGATGTGGAATACAAAACACCAATTCGAGCAGTTATCTCTGGAAACAGTCAAATTAAACTAACATGTAGTAAAGAAGTTCCACAAGACAAGGCAGTATTGGTTAAATATCAGCAAAATAAGGTAGTAAATCAAGGAGGTGTTGAATTAAGCGTAGATGATGTAAAATTAGACATGATTGATGAAATATCGGTTGTAAATAGTGTAATTGACACAAGTGGTCCTGAATTGAAAATAGCACATATTACAGATGAAGCAGCAACCACTATTATTGCTGTATTTAACGAAACGCTTCAACATAATCCTACATTGACCGCCTCTGATTTTAAAGTAAAAGTAAATGAAGGTATTAGAAGAACTCCAAATAAAGTAGTTACATCCGACAATAAATTAGTGATAACGTTGCGACAAACCATACAGAAAGGACAACGTGTTCAATTCTCATATATTAAAAACAAAAGCGACCCTTCCAAGCAAGTTAAAGACATTTATGACAATGCTTTAGAAAGTTTAGAAAACGTAAGTGTTGTTAATAATGTTGGTCATCCTAATGCTGATTTAAATAGTTTGTCAAATGAAAAAGGGAGAGATGTTAAGAAACCAGAACATACAGACAAAGAAACCGCATTTTTCAACAATCAATACATTAAAAGTATTGGACAGCACAATCCTTTTTACTTTTTAAATGAGAAAAGTGGAATGGAGTGTAAGATTGATGAAAACAACAAAAATAGAGCAATATGCGATTTAAACCGAAACAAACCAGTCCAACCATTAAACGTAGATGACTTAAAAGACAACAGAGGCGACGAAAAAGACAAATATATTTTAAAAACCAAAATAGTCCCTGTTGTGTATCCTAGATGTCCAACTTGTAATGAAGAACATTTATCTGGTGAACATCATAAAGACGGTGATGACGATGGTGTCGGGTTAATTAAAAAAGGGAAAACATCGCGAACAATGCCTTCTTTTAAAAAGGTAAAATTGGAAAATAATTTTAATGTTGGAAACCCTTTGGAACTAAACAAATCACTCACTAAGATATTAGATGTTCAAGACAATTTAAAATTGGACAAGTTTGACCGAAGTATCAAGGGAAAAAATGAATCTGTATCTTCATCTTCAAGTCTGCGATTAAACCCTGGTATACAAATGCCAAAAATCAATGAAGATATTGTGGAAAAGGCATCTGGAATTGCTAACATTGTAGCACCTAGATTTGCAAGTGAAAACTCACCAACGCCACTAACCCATGAAATAGCACACGTAAAGGAAACCGGACGTTCCAGTGGATTTATCCCTCGATTGACCAGTTTCTCCAAATTTTAACTACAACACTATACCAAACAAATACAAAATTAATATACACCAAACAAATACAAAATTAATATATACTATACATTAATTTTATACATTACACATTACACATCTACCTTTTGTTTTATACAAGCCTTGTCCATTTGAAAGGTTTGTTCTTTGTTTTCCTTTGGAACTATCTTAATAACACATTTTGCTTTATGACCATACAATGGTGTTTCACATCCCTTTTCCTTTTTATTTGATTTCTCCATTTTCTTTATTTCTTCCATAATCTTAGACATAGATGTATCACTACAACGTGCTCTAAAATGTTCGTATCTCTCCCTTACATCTTCATAAGTTAGTCCTGATTTCTTTTTCAACATTTGATTGATATGTTCATGCAAATTATACATCCATCTTGAAAAGTTTTCTCTGTTTTTAAGAGCACTTTCGTTTAATGGAACTGCCTTTAAGTTTTTACGCAAATTCATCCTACAATACTTACAAGGCAATACATACTTTAATGATTGAATAAACTGTTTATGGTATTTTTTATGAACTTCAGTTGGATTGTCTGGATAGTTAAAACTCATCGTGTGAAGGTAGTGCCATAAACTAGGACCCCATACACTAGTCAACATACCGTCTTTACTTTTAAAATCATCTTTGTTGTATACTTTCTTTGTTTTATTTTTGCTTTTTTTACTTTGTCGAGTGTTTTGTTTCGTTTTATGGGTTGCTTTTCTCGTCTTATTCATTAATATAATGTTATATTAAATTTTCATAATATAAAATAATTTATACATTTAATTATACTTGTACCTATACTTTTACTCATACTTATTCAATAAATGATTTCACACCCTTAAGATACTTTATTAGGTTTTTTTCAAAGCCTGCTTCACCAGTATCTATCGATATATTGTATTTATGCTTCCATATGGCCTTGTAATATGTATTTGAAGTGTTGTAATTGTTTAAATCATCTATATAAATGCTTGAATTAGAACCATTCTTTGATTTCAAGTTATTCTTATTTAG